GCTGCTGAGTATGTAACAAAACATAGTGTTGAACTTAAAGAAGAGTGATATGAGATTAGAAAATATTCGTTTCAAGGGCAAGAGACTAGATAATGGTCAATGGGTAGTTGGTGACTTATTACATTCTTATGATGATGGTGTGATAATAATACCAATCACAAAGGTAGGCGAGAGCAAAGGTGGTGCTTTCTCAGTTGATCCTTCCACCGTCTGCCAGTACACAGGATTGAAAGACAAGGAGGGGAGGGAGATTTGGGAAGGCGATATTGTTTCAAATGGCACGCCGAACAATGGAATAATTATTTATCATGAAGGTGGGTTCTGCTTAGATAAAGGAAATCACTTGATATGGCATCTTGATGCATTAGACCCTGAAAGCATCATGGTATTAGGCTCAAAGTTCGACAAGGAGGTGTAGAAATGAAGGTTAGAATAAAACAAATTAGAACACCCCGTGTCTTTAATGGAGCAATATTGCCATCCTTTACGGATAAAGTTCAATATGTAGTAAGATACAAATTCCATTGGTGGCAAAAATACAGGACAATAAAAGATAGATTTGGCAATCCAAGACTATTTGGTTCCGAAAAAGAGATAAATGAATATTTTATTAACATAGGATTTGAACGCGGCTTATGAAGATTAGACTGGCAAAGAAGATAATGAGCAGTGGTAATGACTATTAGGTAGATAAGCGCATTGATAATGCAATGCTCAATGAAAATTGGGTTGATGATGCCAATTACATCAGAGACCACCGCATCACCAAGGCGATAAGTTTAACAAGAATACATAAATAAAATGATTTGTATTATAATTCAGGTAATTGCTTTAGCGATAAGCATTTTTTGTTTAGGGTTTATTATTGGTTTAAATTCAAATAATTGAATGAAGAATAATCACAATCCCCACCCAGCTATCACAGCCGAGTGGGGATTTTCTGTTTTAAAACATTTCAACTAACAACCTAATAATCATGAATAAAATAACAAGAAAAATCTATCTTACAACTTATCAATGTATTCATCCAAATCTTTAGCGTACCAAACCTTTTCGGTGAACCCCTTGATTTTCTTACCTTCGGGCAGTCTTCCATCCTTGACTAGGCGGTCGAAGGTGGCTCTGGAAACGCCCACGTAACCACAGGCTTGCGCCTTGCTAATAGGCTCGTCCTTGTTGGCTATCTGATGAAGGAAATTGAGCATAAAAAGGGTTTGCTGCTTATTCGTTAAACATCTGCCCGACTTGATGCGGTCATGAAACTCCATGAGCAAATCATCTATCATCTGTAATTCTGGACTAATCTCCGCCATAAGCTAGCACTTTTTGTTGTGATACCACCAAACTGTAACAAAAATAATAGCTGTTACAGTTATCAGAAAAACTATAAAAAGCCAGCCAAGAGATTGCTGAAATTTCTCGAATTTGGTAAGCTGTCGCTCCACTGGATAAGGCACGCTTACGGAATCTCGCTTGATGATAGTGTCTAGCTTCACCTTATATATATTATGGTAGCGGTCACGATATGTAAACTTGGTATGATAGATGGTATCGCCTCGCTGATAGACGAAGACGCTATCTTTGAGACAGACACTATCCAGTTTATGGAAAGTGTCGGTCCTGCAAACATACTCCGTATGATATTCGGGCACCATGATATACTCCTTGCTTTTGCATCCTGCCAACGCTAGCAGCACTAGTCCTACGACCAGTCCGATGCACAACCATTTCCAAACTCTAATGTCATGCCATTTCATACGTCCAAAGCCTTTTTACATTTCACAAGCCATTTCTTTCTGCTGTCAAGCCCATTGGTACCGCCGTTTATCTTCTTGGTAACACCTAGGATGTTGTCCTTGTCGGCGAGAGCGTTCAGCCCCTTCTTCCACCAATACCACATGCCACTCTTCACTGCCCCCAGAGGCTTCTCTAGCCATTCTGGATTAGTCATGATGTCGCCAGTGCAATAGCCTGAGTTCTGATAAGCCTCATAGTTCGCTCTACCGGTCAGCATCAACAACCCTCTGCCCTTATACTTGGTTCCGTCCCCCTTCTGTGTATTACCGAGCATCTTGGCAAGCTTTCCTTGCTCGTATTTGTTGAAGTAGCAAGGTTTTCCTACCTCTCGCAGCAGCTTAAATCCATTGGTCTCATGGCACACTTGCGCCAGAAAATGCGCCATCCTAAGCGGTGTGTTGATGCCGAATGTAGTAGCCCAGGCATTGATGTAGTGCAGGAAGTAATCAGTTCGCTGCCCATCACCGATGATGGCTAGCATCTGTTCTCTCGTCACCTTCATGCCTTTTCCTCCTCCTTCGCTTGTTTCATTATCTCGAACATGGCTTTCGCCAAATCGTCTTTGTTCTCTAGGAGTATCGATACCGTACGCTCTTGTTTCCTTATCTCAGCCTTTTGCCAAGATTTCTCCCTCACGCTCACAAATTCGCAGAACACGCAATATCCTGCCCATATCATCGAGAACACAGGGAACGGAAGCACCGTGCAGGCTATCAAATCGATGCACACAGCCACCATGAAGGGTGAGAAATACTTTCTTGCCTTGTCGCAAGTCTTCTTAAATCCTCTGCTGGTCGTAGCCTCGCCGTTCTCCTTCGCCTTTTTTATGCCGAAGAATAAGTCTACTGCCATAGATACAACAAGAGCACCCATGCAGAGTGCGATGATTAGCGCAGCTCTATACAGATGCTCCTGTAGGAAAGTATGAATTATCTCTGTCATATACCATTAATGTTTGATTAATGCCGACAAAGATAGGCGTGTTTTCGATACGTTCTTCCGTATTTCCGTCTAACTGTTCATGTACCAGAAAATTTTATCGCAAGGGTGGGCTGTGTCCTCGTCGCAAAGAAAACTTACAGCCAGCTCGCTCATCCTCTCCGTAAGCTTCTCTTTGCTTTTCGTCCATTTCCTCACCACCTCCCAATGGTTCGAGTAGGCTAGGTTCATCGTCACGGCGTAGTCCCACATATTGTAGTCGGGTATCATGTCCTTCACCTTCTCATACTCGTCTCTTATCTCCTTGTAGTCGAAGTAGGGGGCAAACACCTTCTTCGTGTCACCCTCGTAGTAATACATCTGGGCGATGCAGCCTCTGGCAGACAACTCCGTAAAGTGGCTGTTGCCGTTCATGTAATAGTCTAGGCACCTCATGGCTGCCTCTCTCTGTATGCCGTCTAGTCCGCATTCGTCATTTTCCAGCATCCTGACAGCATTTCTTGCCTTTGATAGCAATGCTTGTGAGTCCATAAGCGTAAGTTGTTATAGTTAATATTATTAGTATATAGTGCATGGTTAGTTGCTCCGGGGTTATCAGCCAGTGTTGGTAGCCAAACCTTATCACGCTGATCCCGATGAAATAGTAGAAGGGTATTCTGAATATCCAGCACCAGTGAAAGAAATAGCTCACAGGTATCATGGCGAATGGCATGTACACATAGCATAGCGTATACATCCAGATGATGCAGCTCCCGTTGTCCTCGGTGTCTAGGATGGTCGGTCGTGGATGTCTACTGTAGTCCATCACGCCATACCAGTGCCACAGCATCAACAGCAGGGGTGCCCACCTTGATAGATGCTCGTAAAAATGATAAATCTTCCTGCGCAGCAATTCGTGCTTCACGTCTTGCCGCTCCTCTTCGGTGAGAGGGTCTTCTTGTCTTCTTCTCATAATCTTTTAATTTGATTTTTCGTATGTTGATTTAATTACTAATTTCTTAGAAAAGCAAGTTCTTGTTTGTTAAACTGTTGCAAAGCTAATAAAAATCTTACAAACACGCAATCTTTTGTGGCAAAAAGTTAAAGAATACTATTTTATTTGGACTATTTCTAAATTAATAGTATATTTGCAGCATGTTTTAAAGGCTATCTTATGACGAAAACCAATTTTGACTTGAGTGCTCGGCAGCGAGAGGATTTGATGATGGCATATCGTGACGTTGCGCCCCGATGCCATTCCCAGAGAGAGGCGTGGATTAAAGTCTCTGCACATCCTGCGCCCAGATACTACGTCAGCCCAAAACAAGCTTTCGAGAAACTGCGCAAGATGGTGATGGGCGATACCTCCACGGTCGATGTGATGTCACCTCCCAGAAGGAGAATGTACTATTCGTTGTTCAATCGGCTTCAGGAGTTGTCTCAGCGCAAGGAGTTCATCGGCAAGTCGCTTTACTTCATCTGCACCTTCTTGGTTGGCGAGCCTGCGCCAGAATTCTTTTTGTCACCGAGGACCGTAGAGGATATATTTTCTAATTGCAAGCGATATGGAAAGGAATACAGGGATATGGAACTGCGCAAGCAGAAACTGGAAGCCAAAGCTATCCATTAGCATTGCTTGCCTTGCAGGATATTTCCTCCATGTTGGTTTTTATGCTGGGTGCCCATGGTGGAATCATATAGCATACAGTTTCTGTCATGCGAACGTTTTTCATCTTGCCGTCAATCTGATGGCACTTTGGGGCATCAGAAATAAGATGTCTGCGCTCTTGGCTTTCATTGTAGCCGTAGCAGCCAGTTTCCTACCGATGTACGTAGGCGATTCCACGATGGGACTCTCAGGATTCCTTTTCGCCGTCTTCGGTATCATGTGGGGCAAGACAGGGAGATGGCTTGAAGTCTCCAAGAAGGCGATGCCGTTCATTCTCATCACGATGCTGATTCCGAATGTCAATGGTTTGCTTCATCTATATGCTTTCATAATAGGATATTTTGTAGGATTTCTTCTTAATATGTTTCATAAGTTTTAAGGTTTTAGTTAGTTACTATGTTTTGAAGGCGACTGCTCATCACGAGTAGCCGCCTTCTTTATGTTATCAACTTAGCTTATGAAAAGAATATAAAGTATTTATCTCATCTTGTCTTCTCTTCTCGATTGTACCTCAACGATGCTGCCAGCAAACGAGTCCACAGCCTTGAAATCCTTCAATGTATATTTGAAGGTAAAGTATTTCCAAGGTTTGCCCCCCAAAGAATGCAACTGACACCAGTGCTTACAGTCGTTGCTTCCCCATATTTCCAGACTCAGCTTTCCCTCATCCGTATCCGCCAAGTTCTTGATGGCTCTCAGGCTTTTCAACGTCATGCTACCGCCCAGTTTCAGCGGTCTTGTCGTGATATGTCCGCTATATTTCTCCTCGTCATCGTTGATGTCTGGCTTTCCTGTCAGCGTATAGATACCAAGGGCGATGTCCTGTATCACGTTGTCTGGATAGTCGTTCGTCACCGACTTGATGGGGACGCCTATCGTGCTCATCCCGAAAGTACCGTCTGCTATATTGTAGATATAGTAGTCCTTCTCTTTCTCGTCAATCTCGCCGTCTTTGTCAAATCCATTGCTCTTCTTGAATATCCTCAGCATGGAGTCACGATAGTCGTAAGCGATGATGCAAGATTTTAAGAAGTTCAGGAATCCCTCATGCTGTTTCTCGGCAAAGTTCCTTGGGGTCCTTCCGTTCATCACCCTGCTCACGGTCGCCGCCGTTCCTCCAGATATAGCCATCAGCCCTTTATCTGATGTAAAGTATACCAGTCTGTCTGTCGGCGTGATGCTGTCTACGTTGTTGCAGACCTCTCTTGATATAGGATATACGCTGCCATAGAGACCTTCCGATGTCACCCCCATGGCATATATGCCTTCGTCTGTGAACACGATCAATGGATATTGTCCAAACTGTCCTTGGCTCACAGCCTCCGTATTAGCCACGATTCCCAGTATCTTTCCTGTTCCCACGGTGTTGTCGCCCGAAGCCTCAAACAAAAATGGATTGTTCACCACCGAGGTAAAAATCTGCGAGTCCATTGTTTCATGGGCAGTTGTGTCTACTGTAGGAATTTTCACATCGTCAGAAGGAACGAAAGTGTCATCTGTAGGCAATTTGTTAAAACTATATGCGCCGTTTAGCATCGGGTGTGGATGTAATTCCAAAAGCATACCTTTGTTGCTTACGCTGTCCCATACAATCATTTCCGTTGCGTTTGGGTCAGGGTAGTATAACCACGCATTGGCTGCGTCAGGTACAAGCTCATCCATTTCGTCAGACTTAACCCAACAATCCATGCTATCGGAAACGATATGTACGTAATATGAAAATTTGAAATTAGCATTATATGCCTGTATGTCATCATGAAACAGATTGAATCCTTTAAATGGGTATCTCTTGATATTAAACATATTCAGTCTTTTGTTGTACACATATATGTTTTGAGATACTAACTTGGACCAACCATAGTAGTCATCTACCTTTAGTTGCTCCTGCGTTGTAAGATTTTCTATTGTATGTATTGGGATAGGAGCGTCTTTTGCACCTGCCCCTAGATAATATGACGAATCCGTGCCAATAGAAAATAATTTATAGAACTGCGTTTTGCTTTTTAACTCGCTGATAATTTCTGAGTCTGATTTGTATTTCGGCATTAGCACCTCTCTGGCAGGATAGCTGTCCTTATCAAAGGCAAATACTGGTTTCTGTATAGCTGTGGCTCCAGGAAATGGATTTTCAATTGCGTAAGCTTGTCTCGCATTTATAAAACTATAGTAGTACTCTCCATTCACTTCTTCAACGGAAGAAAATTTCCAGTCTTCATCTATATAAAAAGGCATCACTTCATCTGAGGCGAAAACCACCAATTCCTTTACTATGTCTTTCCAGTTTTCTATATCTTCTATGCTAGCTTCAAATCTTAACTTTGCATAATAAGGATACATGTTAAAATTACGAGTATCACCTGATGTTTCTTTAAAGTTTTTGATATTCTCATCGTAGCAGACAGGCACATACCTGCAATTTCTATTGATGGTTGGGTAACATAGTATAGGAGCGGAAATCCTCGCATAGCTCCCATCGTACAGCTTCAAGGCATACCTTATAAAAAAAGGAAACAGAAAATACCCTAATTCTTTAGCTTTTGATATAACAGCAGCAGCGTGCCCTCTTACCGCGGTCTGAAAGGTACTGACCTTTTCCGCATCATTTTTTGGAGTATATTTATAATATGAGGTTTTGTTTGTCAAGCCTTCATCTTCCGAAGGTTCTACAACTTTTGCAAAACTCCCATCTGTATTGTATAATGCTGATTTTTCCGACGAATCAATAATCTCTTTTAGATCGCATGAAGTAGTGCCACCTAAGCCAACAGATCCGCCAAGCAAGTAAGGCGTAAAGCTTGGTCTAGGCAAATCTGTTCCAAGCTCCTTGTATTTCCCTCCTTTGTACAGAAAATAAGCTATTCCTTCGTTCGTAGCTATCACTACGGTGTTTCCCACGCTCTTCACATCAAGCACATTATACGTGATGTCGAAGCTTTGCCACAAGTTAGGGTCTACTTTTCCGTCCTCCAAGCTACCACTGAAGATAAGGCTCTTGCTAGTGCCCGCATCCCTCAGCATCACATAGTTCCTGTAGTCGGCACCCTTGTGGATATATAGAAGGTCAAAAATGCCATCTACCGCCTTAGGCTTCTGTATTGGCTTCATTTCTCCATCCTTATAGATGAATCCGTCACTCTCCAGCAGCTCCGAGTCGTCGCTCAGTAGGTCGCTGGGCACGTTTGTCATGCCCTTGCCGAAACTCAATGTCTTTCTTTCTACGTTTCTTTCCATTGTCTTGTTATATTTTTGCAGCCGTATGCACGCCGTCACCACCGCTGCTATGTTTCTCCTTCTGTTTCCACCTTGGCTTCTCCATGTCGTTGGCGCTCACCCACAAGCCGATGGCAGTGCTCATCAGCACATCGTCATGGTTGCCGTTTCCTACGATGTTTCCGAGGCTGCCATCATCGTGTCGCTCATAGATTCTCAGCTCATGATACATTTCCTTGTCTGGCTCGTCCCATAACATATCGTCTACAAACTGCTCCAAGTTGTCGATTACCCATCCCTTCGTCAGTTTGTTGGTCTGGAATCCATACTTAGCCAGCACATCGTCCGTCACGTCCTCTGGGCTAGTGGTGCGCTGATACAGGTTCTCGTAGTAGTCCGCTATCTCGTTCAGGATGCTTCCGAAGTGGTCGCCTTCCGTGTTGTTGTTTTTTTCTCGGTCGGCAGTGTTGCTCTCTATCACCAAGAGTGCGTCATCGTAGTAGTGAGCCAGTGCTGCCGCCATCCACGCCAACTTGTCGTGTCTTACGTGTCCCCTGTATCTAGCCACTACCCTAGGCTTGCCCTTGGTGGTTGGTATCATGCCGAAGCGGTCTATCACTGTCATCACCGTATAGTCCGATGTTGAGCTCTTGCCACCAATATCCACGCTCACCACGTATCTGTTTTCCACTTGCAGCACGTTCGGCACCGCCCAAATCTTCAAGTCGCCCATGCCGTCCGTTCTGATGTCTATCTTCGATTTGTTGATGGTCTGCTCGTTCTTCACCGCCGTGTTCACCATGATGTCGGCAGTATACAGAGGCTCACGCTTGTATTTCTTCTGCAAATCATCAATAGAATAGGGGTTGAATACCAAGTTGCCAGAGTTACGGAAGGCATCTTCCTCGTCCACTGGTGCCTCGGTGGCGCAGAAGGCATGTGTGGTAAACTTGTTTCTAAAGTTCCTGTACCATTCGATGGCTTGGAAGCAAGCTCCCTTCTCCCACATTCGCCAGAAGAACTTGCCTGTCTCTCGGTAGCCCTTCGGGTTTGTGCTCTTGTCTCTGTTCTGCAAGAGCCACTTGGCAAAGGCTCTCTCGTTCTTCACATCCTCCATGTCGTGCTCGATGAAGAAACAAGGGATGAAGAGGAACGAGTAAGCATCGTTGTTCTTCGGGTCCATGGCTAGTTGGCATTTCTCGTAGAAGAATCCTGAGTTACCCTTGCCTGTGCTCTCAAACACCTCCAAGTTGTCCTCTTGGTTTCTGATACCACCCGAGATAGACGAAATCACGCCCTCAGGGTCGTGCTCGGGAGTCTTCTTCCAGTAAGCCACCTCCGAATAGTGGGCGCAGTGGAAGTTGCTACCACGCACGCTATCGAAATTCTCGAAGGATGCCACGGTCAGCGTGCTTCGTCTGATGGCTCTCATGCCGTCCGTCACTTGGAAATCGTCTGGTGAGTTTTCATAAGGCGAGAATTGTAGCTTGGCACCGCTGTGTCCGAGCGTCCAACCGGGCTGATTCTCCAATGCCTTTCGGTACATAGCCTTGATTTTCTTCGCCGTGTTCTTCTGCTGTGCCAGCACGATGGCGTTCCATCCGTCTCTTCTAAAGTCTTGCAGCCACTTGATGTAGAGCTGGGTTAGGGTAGAGCCTCCCCACTGACGAGCCTTCAATATGACTACTCGGATGGCTGCTCCGCTTGTGCGCAGGTCCTCGAATATCTTCAATAGCTTTCTCTGTGGATAGTTCAGCTTGAAGGGTATCATGTTACCTGTCACCTTGTCTTCTATCTTGTCGGTCGCATACAGCGCAAACTCGGGGTCTTCCCTGAATCTCACCTTCATGATTTCGAAGGTCAGCACCATGATGAGCTGCTTGGTGTAGTAGCTTTTTTCGTTATACTCCTTGCCCCACACCTGTATGATGTATTCTTTCAGACTGCCCACCTGTCTCAGTCCCCTATATAATAAGGTACGCATGCACTCCCTCGGTACCCACATCTTCTTGATCATGAAGTCTGGCAACTCCAATAGCTCCCTATGTTCCATGTCGTAGCAGTTTTCGCCAGTCCATGGGTCGTAGGTGCCATATATCTCGTCATACCGTCTTCGGTTCTCGGCTACGAGGTCGTCTATTTCTTTGTCAGTTACCAGTGCCATGCGCCAAATCGTTTAGTTCCTCAAAGTCCACGTCTTGTATTTGTGGAGATGTAGTCACACCCAGCGTCTTGTCGTCGCCCACCTTTGTCATGCTGAGGGCTGCCAACTGCTTGAAGTCCTCGTCCAGCCCATGCGTCACGCTTACCTCGCTCTGCTTTGGTATCATGTGCTTCATCAGGTTGGCGTAGATGGTGCAGTATGTCTTGGGGTCGTATTCCGACAGCTCTATCATCTTTTCCTCAAACCGTTCTTGGTGTCGAGCCAAGAGGTCTCGCAAGAACTCCTTCTGTGCGCTCTTGTTGACAGGCAGAATTTTCTTGGCTTTTTCAGCCCTTTCCTTCTGCAGTTCCCTTACGGTCTGGTATTCGAAATCTTCCATAAGCTATATTTTTTTACATTATCCAAATGGCTTGAGGGTATGTATCATAGCCCCTGCCTTGGTTGCGTTGGCGCAGTCTATCATTTCCAGCTCAGCGTCCTCTAGGTCCGTTGCCTTGTCTACCGTCAGTGGGTCTTTGCTGGTGAGGGTCAGCTTGAAATATTCCAAGAGTGCGCCAGCTATGATGTAGTCGTGGATGGCTGACGCCAAGCTGTCTAACCTTGTATCGTCCCAGTAGTCGGGCATCCTCAGCCATATTTCCTTCTCTTCCCATTCCTTCAAGGCGTTGTCTCTCACTCTGCCCTCTGGTTTCATAACGTAAGCCGACAGAACGGACTCTGCTTTCTGTAGGTATTTGTCAAACCATCGGTAGAACATCGGTCTCTCTTGGTCGTTCTCGCTCGTTGGCACCATTTCCTCTTGGCTCGTCTGGTTGCCACGTCTGTTTCTTCCCACAAGACTTGTCGTTGCATCTATGTCATACCATAGTTGGTTGGCATAGATGAAGATGTGCTTGTCGAAATATCGGTGCGCAGGTCTAGGTGGGCGAGGTAAGAATGGGTTGGACACCGGTTCCCATCCTCGCTCTCGGTCAAAGTGCATCGGGTGCAATGAGTTAAATTCCGTCATATCCTTCCTCCTCTGTTACGATTACGTCACAATCAAAGTTCAGCTTGTCGCTGTGTCTGGACCACAGCTGCACCTTGCAAAACCCTGTGTTCTTGGGCACAAGGGTGAAAGCCCTGCGCTCCCTGCATCTGTGAATCTCCACGATGCTTGGGTTCTCGCTCCTTGCCTCTATGTCGTCGATGGCACCGCTGTTCAGCGAGTAGGATATGGTAGCTTCCTCTCCATTCTCCAGTGTTATCTCTCCCTCCACGCCTTCGCCGTTCACCTTGGCTGTCAACTCGGTTGGGTAGGGCACCGTTGGCAGTATCGGACCGCTCATCACGAAGCACTTTCTGATGGATTGCTCATCCACGCCGAGTGCCGTCTGATAAGGCTCAGCTTGTTTAAGGTTGGTGGTTTTAAGCCACCACTGGAATATCATGTAGTCCTCTACATATTTTGCCGAGAGTCTAGCCAGCGCATCGGTCAGCGTTCCGTTGTATCGTCTAGAGACAGATAGTGTAAACTCCACCACGCCGTCCGTCTTGTCGCCGTAGTAGATTACATTGTCGCCAACGGTCTGAGGCGTTGCCACTAGATAGTCCACGAAGAAGGTCTTCAATATCTCCAGCGCAGTGTCAAAGTCTTTCGTGAGGGTGCTTTCGTGTACCTCGTCATCCGTGGCTATCTCCTGCCCTGCAAGCTTTGCAGCCTTCGGGTCCGATGCCTCGTCTATCTTTCCTTTCAGATAGGTGGCTGTCTTCACGGCGTTCACTACAGCCTGTTTCACAATTTGGAATTTTATAATCATATTCTTTTCAGTTTTAAATTACACCCCTGAATGGCGTTCCGTCATCATTATACATCGTGCCTGTCATGTCCTTTAGGGTCTTGTCGCTTTTTGATGGTGCGTCTATGGAGTAAGCCAGCTTGATGGCACTCTCCAGATAGCTAGCCGTTTCATCGGCAAATTCCTTCGCTAGCTCTGGATAATTCTTCCCTAGCGTTACCTTCCCAATGTAGGCGATGGCATAGTTGGTAAAGATGTTTTCCACCGCTCCTACCTTGGCATCGTTTAGCCCATAAGTACTAAAGGTCAGCGTGCCTTCCGTACCCGATTCGTTGTAGCTCGTTATCTTGGGTGATAGCTCGCTGGCGAACGTCTCAGCCGCTCCATGGATGGCTTTGTTTAGGATAGCCTCCTCGGTGCTCGATAGGGTAACACCTGCAAACATGGTGTTTCCCTGCTTGTCACCCTGTCGCTTTCCGACAAATGAAAGCTGTTCCTTTACCATCTTTTTTAGGTCAGAAACATTGATGCTTATCGTTTTCTCGCTCATTATGCCACGTTGTTATAGTTAAAGAATTGGTTCACGGCGTTCTGGTCTGCGCCCTGCACCTGTCCGTTCTCATCAAGCTGCACGCCGCCCTGCTGTGCTGCCTGTTGCTGATACATAGCTTCCAGTTGCGCCTGCTGTTCCTGAACGCTTGCCAAAAGCTTGTCTGCGTATGGCTCGTTTACGTTCTGCAAGTACTGCACAAGGTTGATGGCTCCCATGCCGAGCAACTCTTTCAGCTCGTCATTCTGTGCCGTGTTGTATGCAGCCGTGGCAGCAGCGTTCTTGATGCTTATCTTGAAGTGGATGTCTCTAGCCGAAAGTCGGTCGTAGTTATATACGTTCAATCCGCTCTTGTCAAATATTTTCCTACCGTCCTCATAGAACTGCTGTATAGTCATGCATTTCTTGGTAGCCAGTCGCTCGGTGAACACCTCCATGTCGCTCAGTATAGTGAAGAGCGAGGTGGTGGCGTTCTGACTCTCCTGCGCATATCTTGCCGCCGATGTACCTGCGCTTGGGGTCTTGCCCTGCAAGGCTCCCGATACATTCGTTACCTCTCTTATCAGGTTCAGCTCTATCTGCAGCAGTTCGTTGGTGCCGATGTTCACGGCGTTGCTGGTGATAATCTCTGGCTTCACGTTCGGCATTGTTCGCTTAGGCGAATAGAATATCCATCCGTCATATTCGATGGCTTCTTGCATGAATTGTTCTGGTGTCCTGTCGCCAAGCACGGTCCTTGGTATCATCTTGAAGCCCTTGAAGCTGCTTCTCAATGCCATATCGTTCATCACGATCAGTCGGTTGATGTACCGCTGTTGGTCTATCACGTTCGCCATGAAGGGGTGAATCTCTCCGTTGATGTACGGATATAGTTTCATCGTGAAGGGATGGCTCTTGTAGTCGTATGGCGTTTCCCCTTGGCAGAGCACCGTGCCGTCTGGTGCCATATAGGTGTAGTACCAGTACTTGTCTGCTACCTCCCAACTCTTGATGTAGGCTCTCTCGTCCTCTGGCACGCCCATTTCCTCATATTGCTGTTCACGCTTGATGTTGTCGTTTCTCAGTTTGTTTATCATAGCCGTGTCTTCTAGGTCTATGCGGAAATATGCGTTGTTGCCACTTGTCGCTATCGGGTCGAAGCATTGCAGCCTTGGCTTGGTCTCTGTGGTCCATACCTCAATCACCCTCACGTAGTGCTTTCCCTTGTTGCTGTAATCGAAGCTGAGGTTCTCCAACGATTTCTCCTCGTTAAACTCATAGCCACCTTCGCTCTCGTAAGAATCCTGTATGTCGAAGATACTATTCAGGTCGTTGATGGTAAGTCCATATTCCTCTCTGGCAAATTTCTGATACAAGTCTTCTCGGCTCACGTCATGCAGCACGCCTATCAAGCTGAGGTCGTTGTGTCTTGGGTCGCTGCCACACTCAAAAAACATGTGGTCGGGTTCCATCAGCTCCGTCCAAGCGTCTGGCATTTCCAGTTCCTTGTCTTCCCAGCTCTCCCTCACAAACATCTGTCCTCCTTGTAGGTAGTCCTTGATGGCGTGGTTCAGTAGGTCCTGCATTTCCGTGGTCTGCCAGTTACACTGCATCGTGGCACTCATCATGTCGCTCAACTGCCTTGATTCGTTGTCTCTCGCAAAACAAACTGGCTCCGTGCCCTGCTTGGCATAGAGACCTGCTATTGATTCCAAGATGCTCACCATGATGTTGTTGCTCATCGGGGTCATGTTGCGCTTCTCCATATAAGTGCGCTCTGTCATTTCCTCCCAACAGCCATCTTTGTACACTCTGATGATGTCGCTCCATTGGTCGCCTGTGCAGTATCTCATGGTTCTGGCTCTCGTCTCACGCACGCCGCTCAGGTTGTTCCAAGCGTTCCTGCATCGGGTCAGCAGCTCCATGTCCGTTCCGTGCTCCTGTCTGCGTTTTCGTGCCTTCACCGAGTCGTATGTGTTGCGCCGTGGCATCACCTTGCTAAGTGTCAGTATTTTGGTCTTTGCCATTTTTTTACACATTATTATAAATATAGGCGCAAAAATAGCCATATTGCCCTTTTTCTATTCCGTGTTTCCGAGCAAATATAATATGCCTCGGAAACACGGAAACACGATTCCGATTTCTTTGCATCTTTGCCACAAAGTTTAATCGGTTAAAGAAAAATTATGACAAAAGAAGAACTTGAAAAACAGAATGCAGAGGCAGCTCTAGAGAATGCTGCTCCTGCTGAGTCTGCCGAGGCTGCTCCTCCTGTAGACGAGCGACCTAATCGCACGGCGTTCTCCAAGCGTTTCTCCAAGCGACACAAGGACATCGACTTTGAGGATAAGGAAGCACGTTATGCGGCTATGAACGATGATGCCGACGCACTCGGCAAGTACGAGGAGAGCGGACAGGCGTTGTCAAAGATGCTCGACAACAACAAGTGGCTCGCTGCCATGGTGCTCGACTCTACCCGAAAAGGTATGCACCCATTCGAGTGGATGGCTTCACAGGGCATCGACATCAAGGCTGCTCTCGAAGACGAGGAATTGGGCAAGAAGGTTGCCGACCAGATTACCGGGTATCAAGAGAAGGTTGCTGAGCAAGAGAAACATGGCGAACAGCTGATGAAGAACTTGCAGAAATCACGTGAGGCTCTCGACAAGTTAGGTCTCTCCGAGGATGAGGCTAACGACCTCTACGGAAAAGTATGGGGTGTTATCGCCGATGCAGAGGAAGGCAATATCTCCTCCGATACATGGAAGCTTTTCCAGCAAGCCTACAACTATGATTCCGACATCGCTTCCGCACGTGACGAGGCAGCCATGCAAGCCCGCAACGAGAAGATTCAGAACAAGGTTCGCTCCTCCGAGTCTGAGGGTATTCCACCAACACTCTCTAGTGCAGGTGGCGGCAACAAGCCAGCCAGCAAGAGAAAGCGAGAAAGTTTCTGGGACGACATTCGCAGCTAATCAAATCCATAATACAAAATAAATATATACAAAAATGAAGAAAGTAATTAATTATTTTTCTAACCATCAGTTCGTCTTCAAGATGATTCTGATGCTTCTTGCCATTGCTACAGGCGGTGGCGCAATGGCTATGGCAGACCTTACCGAAACTCAGATTGGCGACGAGGGCGTAGACCCTGCCAGCAAAGCTACGGTAGCCGAGAAAGAGCCAGTAGATAAAAATACAAGCGACCGACTTAGCCCTGGTGGCAAGAAGGACGGTCAAGACCTTACTGGTTCACAGGCATCTTCCACGCAGCTCCGAGAGGGTGGTTTGCTCGATAAGGAGTGGGATAGCGAGATTGTCAAGTTCTATCCTTTCAAGACTCCTTTGCTCTCCATCGTTCGCCGCATGGCTAAGACCGTGCAGATTAAGAACTGGAATATTTCCCATCAGCGAGTCGGCGGTGAGACCCTTGACGGTCAGACCACTGCCAAGATTACTGAGGGTGATACCATCGAGATTAATTCATCAAACTTCTCTGGTTCCATTCGACCTTTCTACAAAGGTACTACGGTGTTCGCTTCTGGTGTAGCTGGCTACGCCGAGGGCTCACAGGAAAAGCGTGAGGGTACCTTGATGCTCTACGTTATCGAGGCTAATGGTAAGAAGGCAGTCATGCAGGCAGTCAATGGAAAGCCAAAGACCGCAGGTGATTCTCGCATCAACCTCGACAATATGCAGTGCCCAGAGATTCCTATCGGCACAACGTTCCTTGCAGGTGCATCCGCAGCCTCAGAGTCTCAGCTTACCATCACCCCAGAGAACTTCCAGCCACGTGAGAAGGAGGTTTATGTTCAGAAGAAGCTTTTGAACATCGTCTTCACCGATGACTACGAGAAGGTTAAGAAGGAACAGCCTATCACGGTTGCCGACCTCAAGACCGATGCCATCATCAAGTACAACCTCCGTGCAGAACGCACCTACCTCTTAGGCTGCAAGTCTCGCTTCAAGGCTGAGACTGGTGACGGTCAGATTGAGGACGTGTTCACCTCGGAGGGTATCATCAATCAGCTTACCAATACTTATGGCATTGGCGATGAGTACACCTTGGGCGACATGATCGCTATCTCCAAACTCCAGTTTACCGAGTTCTCAGAGAACGACCGCTGCTTTGCTTTCTGTGGCAAGAATGCCATCGAGCGTTTGGAGAATATCAAGTTAGAGGGCTCTCACCAGAACGACTTCATCAATCACAACGAGTTCGACCTTTCCTTCAAGCGATTCAAGGACACCTTCGGTTCCATTGATTTCGTTTGGACCCAGACCCTCGATCTCATGGGCATGTCCGACTTCATGGTAATCTTCGACCCTAAGGCTTCACGTCGTTACGTCAAGATTGGCAAGAAGGAGCAGACCAATGATATGTCCAAGGGTGGCGGCGAGGTTCGTGACGCTAAGCGTTGGATTCATCAGGAGGCTGATTCTGTTGCACTTCGTGGTTACAACTCCATCTTGGTTGGTCCTGCTAAGAAGATTGCGCAGATTGCCACAGAGTCGCTCGGTGCCATCATGTCTGCAAAGACGTTGCCTGAGACTCCATCCAAGGGCATGAAGGTTGCTCTCACACAGGATTACACCGTGAAGGGTTCTAATTCTCCTACGGATGATAAGACCTACGAGAAGGGTACCGTATACTATTACACTGGTTCCGCTTGGGTTATCTACACAGGTCAGGACACCGCTCAGTAATACGAAGGCTTCTTTTCATACAATATATAATCACACGGGGGGCAGGTGCAATAAGCCCTGTCCCCATTTTACAAAACAGAGATATGATCAAGACATACAACGCAAGAGTACAGAACAACAATATCAGTTACTTGCTAGAGGGTAAGCAGGGTAATCAGATGCGTTATAATTTCACCAATGGTAACGTCATCACCAACAAATACCCTTCCATCACGCTTCGCAACCGTTATGCGCAGGAACTTTTGGAGTCCAGCTTGCTCTTCGCCAACAACACGGTAGTATTGGAGCGCACGGAAGAGGAGTACCCCGGTGAGCTCGATGCTTTGAAGAAGGAAAATAATGAAACTCCTACTGAAAAGCAGCCAAAGACCGAGGAGGTCAAGGACATTCGCACCACCGACGAGGTTATCGCCTACGTGAACGAGCGGTTTGACAAGGATTGCAAGACCCTCGCCACCGCAATGAAGCACGCTTCAAAGGCTGGTCTAGTCTTCCCAGACTTCAACGAGTAATATATATAAAAGGTGTAACGAAATGACAGTATCGGAAATTATCAAGCAGGTACGTTGGTGCATAGACGAGGAATCCAACAACACATCGGACCTCACCGATGAGAGGGACGACCTCTATATGGACAACATCATCCGTGCCAAGATAAACGATGCCCTCCACTGGCTCGCCATCACCGCAGCCTCCTCTTCCGTTTTGTCCGACTCCAAGCTGATAGGCACCACCACTTCCACCATCAAGGTGACCGATTACGATGCCACACGCAACATAGGAGTCATCACGATGGACGAGAATACCGAGGTAATCAATATCTCACGTGTCCGTGGCGATAGTTGGTATAAGGCAGTCGCTCCTATAGAGGACACCGACGATGAAGCCTTGATGATGTTCGATGACACGTCCATGGGAACGGTAGACCGCCCTCAAGCGGCTATCATGCGAGAGACACCAATCAGGATTCTCTTGCAGCCCAAGACCACAGAAGCTGTCATCTCCTACGTAGGTTTGCCCAAGAACGTCAACACAGATTCAGAGACAGAAATATCTGTACCCGACAAGTTAAAGAATGCTTTCGTCTACTACATTGCCTTCCTGCTCCTCTCTGCCTACGACGATACAAAGGCTAGCCAGATGTACACCATCGCCCTGCAACAGCTTGGCGTTAATCAATCCTCAAAGTAAAGACGATATGGAGAATATTCAAGCCACATACGATGCCAACGAGCTAGCTTGGGTTACGCCCATCCTCACCCTCCATAGAGACATCTTCCTAAAGATAGACCTCAAAGAGAAGGGCAAGGTGGTTATTCGTCAGTCTGACGACAAGGGCAATTTCCCTCGCATCCCAATTCGCAGGCACAAGGACACTCAGTCCTTCGAGTTCCGTATCTCGGTCATCCCCGATACCGTCCAAATCCAAATATTCACTTCTACAGAACCAAAAGAAATTAAATATGCCTACATTTAGAGAAGATAATAAGTTAGGTACGAAGGTTCCGCTAATAGAGACATGTGATATAAACGATAAGTCAATAACGTCAGATAAGATAGCTAATAATTCAGTTGATACAGATAAAATTAAAAACGGAAGTATCACTAAAGACAAGCTAGCTCCTGACGTTGACTTGTCATTATATATTCTAGTTGATGAGCTGCCTTCTGAAAACATCAATCCGAATAAGATTTATCTTAGGCGAGATAGTCCTTTGTCTGAGACCTACACCAAGTTTCAATATGTTGATGGAGGATGGAAAGACCTTGGCGTGTTCAACGACTCGATCAATCTTAGCGCATATATTCCTTACTCTAGTATGGGGACAGTAGTAGAAGATAATTTTGCAATCAAAGAGGAAACCAACGAAGAGTCGAAGGAAACAGCTATGCAACTGCATTTGGAATATAAAGACAAGGATTCTGATTTAAAGAAATCAAGTTCAGTTAACATTCCATCTGCAAACTATGAGAAAGCTGGTCTGATGAGTGCTAAGGATAAACAAAAGGTTGATGCATTATATAATATATCTGCCTTGACAGATGAAGAACTAAACGAAATTTTTAAATAGAGCTGTATGAAGGTATTAAATCAAGAAGGTCTTGTTACGCTGTGGAACAAAATTAAGAATTTTGTTAAAGGAGAAATTGGAAAGATAGATACTACTCTTTATCAAGTAGTGCAAGAACTGCCAACGTCAAATATTAAGCAGCGTATATATTTAGTAAAAGCTACTAAAGTAGGCTCACAGAATATTTACAAAGAATTTATCTATACCGGTGATGTTACTGCTACGTACAATGCTTCAAATTGGGAACAACTTGGCGAGTTTAAAGCCGATGTAGATCTGGGGGGGGTACGTAAAGAAGGAAAGCGGAAAAGGGCTTTCGTCCAATGATTACACAACGGAAGAAAAACAAAAGCTTTCAAATCTTCCAACTATAGAAGAAATTGACGCAGATTATATAAACTCACTTTCATAAAGCAAAGCATCATGAAAATATTAGATGAAATTGGCGTAGCAACCCTTTGGGAGAAGATTAAAAGTTACGTTTCAGGTAAGGTATTCAATCCTGACGATGAAGACCTTGTTGCAGAGGAAACATCTGGTGGAACCAGTGTAATGAAACTTGCAGACCGTTCCTATGCCCCCGATAAATTCAGTGGCAAGGGCTACAAGATTCTTCGCAAGAACATCAAGCCTGTCTCATTGGCAGTAACAAATATAGTAGTAACCACCGCTCCAACATCTGATGGTTATCTATCTTTCATCATCAATGGAATTGAAACCCACGTAGATGTAGTATCATCCACTGATACCACTACAGAAGCTGTAGCCAAGAAGATAGCTGATAAATTGACGGAGACAATGGAAGAGTATGAAGTATCAGCAGATGCTTCAACAATCACCCTTACCCGAAAGTTTGGAGGCACCGCATCCACTTCATCCTTCTCTGCAAACTCTACAGGTGCATCATGCTCTATTTCTGATAGTAGCAAGATTGAGCTCCGCAACCTCATAACGTCCGTTATGGTAAGCCAGCCCAACACCATCTATGAAATCAGGTATGATTTTGACCTCAATGGTGCTACCATAGAGATACCTGAGGGATGCACACTGAAGTTCGAAGGTGGTCTGCTTAGAAATGGAATAATTAATTTTAATGATACCAAAATAATCAATAACCTTTTCACTCATATAGATGATAGCTTGTCATATAATGTGAAATTCAGAAATGACAAAACAGAAATATGTGTGGATGATTTTGGCGCAGACCCTACTGGAGTTAAGATTTCTACAGATGCAATTAATAGAGCTATACAATACTGTTCTTACAATAAAATTGCTAGACCCATTCAATTCTATGGTAAGTATCTTATTGATGATGCGATAATGCTAGAGACTAATATCACTTTGTCTGGAAATGGCAGTGAAATCTACTGGAACAAGCTAAAGTGGACAATGGTGTTTGGCACAGACGTCTTTAACAAAGATGGTTATAAAAATATAACAATAAAAAATTTTATTGTTAATTGCGATAATCCATGGACATATATATATGAAGATGGAAAGGATAAGAGTTGGCCTCGTGGGGTATTTGCTTTATGCAATGTGGATGGCTTGAAAATCTTAGGTTGTGAGAGAACTTATCCGTCATCTATCCAACCAGTTTGGATATATGATTGTTCTAATGTACTCATAGATGAATGTAAATTTGAAAGAACTCTTACCTCAGAACAAGCCCCAGGTGAGTCTAATGGAATATGGGTATCTAATGGTAACAAAGCTATTGAAAACATTGAAATCCGAAATTGCTACATAAAGGGTTATCGTGATGGTTGCATTGAAATGTATATGATGAAAGGAGTAACGGATGGTTGGGAAAGGACAGACTTTTCTCCTGTAAAAAACGTAAATATACATGATAATCATCTGATAGGAGGCTCTTATGCAATAACTATGGGTATAGCTGGACTTAACAATGGAAAATTGAAAAGCTATATCAGAGATACTATTGTTGCAAACAATATTATTGAAGATTCTAGCATCATCTATAGAATAAATTGTAAAGGAAGCCATATCATAAAAGATAATACATTTATCTTTAATACTTACAGTGCTTCACCTATATTTGCCATTAACTTTGACCATTATGAGGCAAGTGAACTCGGAACAGTATTGATTACTGGAAACAAGGGCTTCGGCGAATGTGTTAATGGTGCAATGAACATTGGCAAATGTAATAAGTTAATTGTTAATGATAATGTATTTAATTATCGTTATAGTGCATCCAATTCAGCAGTAGAATTAAGAGGTCCAGTAGCGAATGGAGTGTATTTTACAAATAATTATTTTAAAGGTAACACCGTATTGAATCTTATGAATTCAATGGCAAAAACCTCAATATCATTAATAAATAATTTTTTGGGAGGCTGGATGTGCGTATCACTACAAGATACAGGGAATCCATATTTGCTTAAGATGTACGGCAATTATATAAATTGTGAAGTAATAAGTAATACTGGTAACGCAATCCATGTAGACGAAAATAGTTTATTTACTAACAACTTATTAGGTGCTGGCGAAGAAAACAGCTGGACCAATCCTCTTTTTTCCGTAAATGGTGCTGGTCTCAACCAAGTTGTTACAAAAACTGGCTCTTCATATATGACAAATGGAAATAAACCTGATAAGATATATGAAGGATGGGCTGCGGCAATAGCCAATATGAAAGGGTATAGAGGTTTGTTGTTTGGTACAGGGCAAAGCATACCTATGTTTGTAGCTAATGGGGCTTTATGTACATTACGTGGTACAATAATGCCAACAGAAGGTCTTGGCACAAAGATAAGAACCACAGGAAATATTGAAAGTGCTCCGACAGATGTGCTAAAAGAGGAAAACAAAGGTTATATCTATTATGATTCTAATCAAGGATGCACCCTGGAATGGGATGGCAAGAAATGGCTGCCAGTTGATAATAAAATGGGAACAACTGATGAGCGTCCAACTTTTAATACAACAGAAGCTCCTATCTATAAAGGTTTGGCTTATTATGATACTACTCTGAACAAACCTATTTGGTGGAATGGCTCTTCTTGGATAGACAAAGATGGTAATCCGGCTGATGCAAAGAAACAAGGTTTAACATCTGATAGACCAACAAATGTACAAATCGGCTATATCTATAAAGACTCAACCATAGGTAAGTTGATTCTTTGGAATGGCACATCTTGGGTAAACATGGATGGAACGGCACTATCATAAAATGAGTTTCAAGCAAATGGATGAACTTCCATCAGATAAATTCTTTCTTGATGCACTTAGCTTTTTGGAAAAGGAATTGTATGAAGCTGGATTATATCCTTTGACACAGTGGGGATTTTTATTACGTAAAATATAAACAAGCTAGTAATTTATAATTATGATACGAACAATAAAATTTAGAGCAAAATCCAAACAATCCAATAATTGGGTTGAAGGGAACTTGGTAAAAAAGCAAAAAGACTGGTATATATCAACAAATGGTATAGATATGGATATGATTTACCCTAACACCATAGGTGAGTTTACAGGTCTTACAGATTCTAAAAATAACTATGTTTACGAGAGTGATGTTATTTTGCTTGATAACAAAAGATATGTAGTTGTTTGGAGTAATTCTTGTTATGGATTTTATTTATATAGTCTTTCTGATGAGAGTAAAAATATGATGGCTCTAACAGAATTGAATGGAAAAGAATTTAGCTTAGAAGGGTGTCATAACTCCACTGCAAGTGAAGTTATAACACATACGCAGAAGCCAAGGCTTACGTAGATGAGCATGGCTTGGTGTATGAGGAACCGAGTTTTGACGGTCAGTAGTAGTCCGCTAAGTAGCTGACTTTGGAAATAACAAGAGGGAGTATCGAAAGGTGCTCCCTTTGTTCTTTCTAGTTGGCAACACTTTGTTGTGTTGGAATTATTGCAATAGTAAAATGTTTTAGAACTATTTTTAAAATTATTTGTAAAACATTTGGTAAATCTTTGCAAGTTTGTATAAAAATATAAAGGAAAATTTGTCTGTGTGAAAACATTTGATTAACTTTGCACTTGAAATCAAATCAACTTTTAAACATTAATTAGTTACGAACTTATGAAAACGAATGCACTTTCTGTTGCTAACTATTTCATAGAATTGGCACATAAAGAAGGAAAGCCTATACACCTACTTGGGCTTGTCAAGCGTGTGTACATAGCACATGGCTTTGCTCTGGCTTTGTTGCATCGAGGATTACTAGACCCCAGATTTGACAAGGTAGAAGCTTGGAAGTATGGTCCAGTGATACCTTCTGTGTATCATTCATTCAAGCAATATAGAAAAGATGAAATTACAGCTCCGACTATTATGTTGCATCAAGAATCTGATGGTGATTATAATTTTATAGAACCTCATATTGAAATTGAGGATGATAAGAAAATTGTAAAAATGGTTTGGGATAGGTATAGAAACTATACAGATTCCCAACTTATTACCCTTACTCACCGTAAGGGAACACCTTGGGGAGTTTGTTTTAAAGAAGGTGAGAATTGTGAAATACCAGATAGCTATACTGAATTATATTACAAAAAGTTAGTTAAGATAATAGTTGAAAATGGAAGGAGAAGTTAAACTGAAATTAAGTGATGTTATAGGTATTATATCTGAGGAGCAAAAGGAAACAACAGAAGCAAAAGAAGAGAAAGAAGCTGACTTTTCCTCTGATGAAGTAAGTTATTTGCAAGCAAAGGAAGATTTACGAAAAGCAAAGATTCAGAACGATATTCTTGAAGAATCTCTTAACAAGTTAAAGCAAGATAGAGGGCAACGAAAAGACTATGCTTCTATGATATTCAATTTTATGTGTTGGTATCTTGCGGCAGTCTTTTTTATTATCATCTTAAAAGGTATAACAACAAATTGCTTTTACATAAGTGATGATATTATACTAGCATTACTTGGTACAACAGCAGTTGAGGTTATCGGAACATTTGCATTTGTTGCAAAATATTTATTTGGAAGTAAATCATAAAAGGAGCAGTGCCTAGCATTGCTCCTTTTCTGTTGCCTGTATCAACCCACCCATCAAATAGCATGCCTCCTCTCCATACATATCTATCAAGTAATACTCGGATATATGTTGCACCACATGCAGCATTTCGTGGCTGAGACTGTTGGCATACTCCCCAGACGAAGTAGTCCACCCGATAGCCACAACCGATTTTCGCAAAGAAACATTCGAATAAGTCAAGCCCTTGTTAGCCTCACCTCTGAGCACGAGATTAGAGGCATCTTCGAGAGGAACACCCTTGCATCCCAAATCCCGAAGACACCTTCTAACATACATGGCATCCCTAGACCTTACATCATAAAGCACATGCACCGTCCAGTCATACCTCTCCAGATAAATCTCCTGCTCAGTCAAAATTCTTAATTATTAATTCTTAATTATCACAAGATTTCCTCCCATGGAATGCCCACACCATTCAGCGAGCAATCCGCATAGAAGCGGTTGAAGATGAAGCCATCTTGTTGATCTTCATCATCCACATAGTCTTTTACAAACTGAGCTAGCGTTTTCTCGTCCATGATAGAAGAAGCGTAGAAATCAGCAAGAGCCATGTGGTACACATACACGAAATCCCAACCGGTGTTGTTCTCCAGTTCGATACTCTCCTTCTTCAATAGCTCCTCAATATCCTCACGCTTCATTACACGGATAGGCTTTCCGTTCTTGCGCATCTGCTTCACCGCCCACTCGCACATCTTCTTGTTGAAGTGCCAGCCATTGTGCCTCAGATAAGCTTTCATCTCCTCTGGCTGATAATCGTAGGCATTCAAAGGTATTCTTTGTTTTCTCATAATAGTAATCAATTAAAAGAAAGGTTTGGTAGCGAAAATGATTTCGTCACCAAACCCCACTTAGTTAATACTCCTCGCCGTAGCCTCGGTAGTCACGTCCCATGCGCTCACGCTCCTCACGATGGCGCATGTCCTCGTAGTCCTCATGCTCTCGCATACCGTGTCTGCCTCCACCGTAACCTCGGTAGTCGGGCATACGGTTCCGCTCGCCATATCGGTCTTCCTTCTCATGTTTCATCTTGTCAAGGCAAGTCATAGCCTTGCCACCGAAGCGAAG